TACTTTTAAGTTACTTTTGATACTTTTGGTGTAATCTTTAATATAAAAGATGCCGCGCCAATACAATAAAAAATCTGATTATTGGAACAGAAAGAAGGATTCAGCCCCAATTCAGTTTTCCAATGCCACCGCAGAGCCAAAACTTATTGGCGAGCCGTTTTACAAAGAGATTTCTCAAGCCTCAAGAGCTAGTTCTGGCGGGGGCACCAATACAAGAGTTCCAAGAAACGGCACTGATGTTTTGGCTGGCAGATATACTGTTCTTAGCCAAGGGCTCTTACCTTTCGATTATTCAAAAGATGGCATTGACGTAAGAGATGCAATTATGCTGTGCCAGAAGGCATACGCTAATGTCGCTATTGTCAGAAACACAATCGATATCCAAACAGAGTTTGCCAATACTGATATTTATTTAGAAGGCGGCACTGAAAGAAGCAGAGAGTTTTTCTACAAATGGTTTGAAAAGATCAAGCTTTGGAAACTGAAAGACCAGTACTTCCGCGAGTATTACAGAAGCGGTAATATTTTTTATTACAGAATCGACGGCAAGTTTAATGCGGAAGATTTCAAGCTTCTTTCTGGTTTCAGCGAAAATGGAATCAAGAATAACAAGGTTCCCCTCCGCTATATTCTGCTCAATCCTTATGAGATCGTAACTACCATCTCTAGCTCTTTCGCAGATGCTGTGTACGAAAAAATTCTTTCTGAGTACGAGTTGGAAAGACTAAAAAATCCAAAAGACGATGCAGACGTTGAGCTTCTTAACGGTCTTGATCCAGATACGAGAGAGAAAATTAAGAACAAACAATACTTTAGAGACGGCTTAAAGATTAAATTAGATCCAAAGTTTTTAACTTATTCTTTTTACAAGAAGCAGGATTATGAGCCTTTTGCTATTCCGTTTTGTTATCCAGTTTTGGAAGATGTAAACGCTAAAATTGAATTAAAAAGAATTGATCAGGCTATCGCACGCACTGTTGAGAATGTTATTTTGCTTATCACAATGGGCTCGGACCCAGACAAGGGCGGAATCAATCCCGCCAACATGACCGCCATGCAAAACCTTTTCATGAATGAGAGTGTTGGGCGTGTTCTTGTTTCTGACTATACTACAAGAGCAGAATTTGTTATTCCTGATCTTAAAAAAGTTGTCGGAGAGGAAAAATATAAAGTATTAGATCGAGATATTAAAGAAGGATTGATGAATGTTATGCTTGGAGAGGAAAAGTACAACGGAGCAAATGCGAAAATCAGCTTTTTCATGGAGAGGCTCAAAGAATCTCGCAATGCATTCTTAAATGATATTCTTCAACCAGAGATAGTAAGGATCTCTAAAGATCTTGGCTTTCGCGCATATCCAACAGCAAAGTTTACTGAGATTGACCTGAAGAATGAAACAGAATATATGAGAACGATCAGCAGAATGATCGAAATCGGAGTTCTGTCTCCAGAGCAAGGCATCGAATCTATTAGAACTGGCAAGTTGCCAAGCGCGGACGAACTCGCGCCCGCGCAGGATGCTCTTTTCGAGCAGCGCAAAAAGGGCCATTACAATCCAATCGTTGGCGGCATTCCAGTTATCGAGGAGTTTGTCGGCGCTCCAACAGGCGCTCCTACAAATTCTACTGCTGGGAGACCAGCGGTCGCCCAAGCTTCAAGAAAAGATATTCAGTCTACAATATATGAGATTGATACATTCATGAAATCCGCAGTATCTTTTGCAGCGGAAAGATTCAAAGTAGAAAAATTAAACGAGCAGCAGAATGAAAGCATAACTCAGCTATGTAAGAAGATTGTCGCATCTAGCAACAGAAAAGATTGGGTTTTTAATTTGCAGAAATGTTTTAATGATATGGACCATATTGAAACGCTTTCGCCTATGCAGGAAATCTTGGACACTGCGGAAGAATATGCACTAGAGGAATATTCTGCGGCTATTTTCTACCATTCTGCTGTAAAGTAACCTATGGCCTATAAGTATAAAACGACTTTAGACTTGACATCTTTTGCTTGTTACCCATTTGGGCACGAAAAATTTCAAGTTTCCAAAGCGTCTCTGGAAGAGCTTAAGAAGCTTTCTCCCAAAATCGATTTTGAGGAAAATCCTGACTTGCTTGGCGTTTCATTCAATTTGGCTGTTCCCAATATGATTAATTCAAATGGGGATGGAATTTCTGGAGCTACAGCTTCAAAGATTGCGAAGCGCTTCCTTAATAAATATCTTAATATAGAACATAACAAAGAGCGAGTTGTTGGTCATATCACTAATGTCTCATTTAATAAAATGGGGACTAATGAATTTATGACAGAAACAGAAGCGGGCCAAACACTCGACCCATTTTATCTTTCTGTTGCTGGTGTTGTTTACAAGACTGTTGATAAAAAATTTGCAGAACTAATGCTTAGAAACTCTGACCCCAAAGATACTTTCCACAATTCTATTTCAGCAAGCTGGGAAATTGGGTTTAGCAAATACTTTTTAGCTCTTGGAAGTTCGTATTTAAAAGAGGCTGATATCATCACTGATCCAGAAAAGATCAATGAATATATGCCTTATTTAAAATCAAAAGGAGGCTCCGGTAAAATGAAAGATGGAACTCCTATCCACAGATTAATCGTTGGCGATATTTATCCGCTCGGTGGCGGATTCACAACAAATCCAGCAGCGCAAGTCAATGGCGTTGTTGCATTTGACCAAACTCCTATGATCTCAATTGAAGACGAAAAAGAGGAGAAGGATGATGAAGAAAACGAAGAAACCCTTAATGCAAAATGCTTTGAGGAAGTTCAAGCTTTTATATCGAATAAAAAATCAAATTCCATTTTAGATATAAAAAATGTAAAAACTATAAACCATATGGACTTAGAAAAACTTATCGCAGAATTAAAGTCTGCTCTTCTGGAGAAGAAGTTTGGTGAAGAGGCTGTCGCTTCAATGACCAATCATTTTGCTGAAGCCATCAAACAGAAAGACGCAGAGTACCGCGAGTCTATCGCCGCAGAGAAACAAGCTAAAGAAAAAGCTCAAAAACTGTACGACGAGACAATCGCTTCCGTAGAACAAATCAAGTCAGAGCTTTCGAAAGCTCAAGCAGAGCTTAACGAGATTAAAACTGCCAAAGCTCAAGAAGAGGCAGTTGCTCGCATCAATTCTCGCGTTGCAGAACTTGATGCTGCATACGAGCTTTCTGATGAAGACCGCAAGGTTGTCATTGGTGAAGTTCAAGCTCTTGACTCAGCAGAAGAGGCTTTCGCTTCTTACAAAGAGAAGTTCGCTGTCGTTTGGAAGCACAAGAACAAAGACTTTATCAAAGCTCAAGCTCAGGAGATCGAAAAGAAGATCGCTGAACAAGTTGAGGCTCGCCTCAAAGAAGTCAGCAAAGCTTCCGCTACTACCGAAGTCAAAGCAGAAGACAAGCAGGCAAATATTGAAGCTGCGCTGGAAAATGCAAAGGCTACCAATACTGCTCCAGAGAGCAAAGTCTCTGTCGAAAAATCTTTACGTGAGAAATTCGCTCAAGCGTTTTCCCGTGAAAATATTAGCGTAAGCTATTCTAAATAATAAAAATTAACTGTAAACAACACTAAAGGAATATAATATGGCTATCCGTCTCCTACCATTTCGTCAATATGACGATCATGATGTAGTAAACATGTACGCTCTCGTTGACGCTGCCGTCAATGAGAATGTAACCGGCGTTGGAACTGGTGACGCAGGCGTTTTCGTTAAAGTTTCCGCTGGCAACTTTGACCTTGACCCTGTTTCATACGGTTCTGACTCTTATCTCGGCAAAACCGACTATCCATTTGTCGGTGTTAACCAATACCCCAAGGTAAATCTCAAGGTAACTCCCGCCGCTTCTGGCGACCTTGCCAACTGCCTTGGTCTCACCCTCCGTCAGACTGCAAAGTTCGACGAAAACGGTGAAAAACTTCTCTATTATCGTCAAAAAGCTGAAGAGCTTATGTGCGTACTGCCCGGCCAAGCCGTTCCAGTCGCTACCCGTGGTATCTTCACTCTTTCCAAAGACGCTATCGATGGCACCCTCACTGTAGGCTCTGGCTTCAAGCTTTCCGCTAACGGCGGCAAGATCACTGGCTGCGCCCACACTGATGATGGCAAACTCGGTCTCGTTCTTGGCACTGGCTCACGCTCCAACCTCACCAGCAATGCTGACCAGTTCTCTGGCGTATTCGCTGTCGTTGGCCTCCGCATGTAATAGAAAGGAACCTACTTAAATGAAAATCACACTAAAGCGCACTCCAGAACAAATTGAGCTTGTTAAAGCAATGGCTAGCCGTAATCGCACCGTTGCCTATGACGCTCAAGTCGCACTCGCTGAATTCATTGGTCCCGTTCTCGCAGAGGTAGTAAACAATGCTCCCACACTGAGCAACCTGTTCACCAGCCTGCCATTCAACGCCGACGATAATCCCAGCATTCCTCTTGACCTCTACTACGACATCACTGACGAGGACTACATCACTGTATACTCCCAGTCCGTCGCTGGCGGTCTTCCCACCAACCAAGTTCTTCCAACTGTATCTGAAATGAAGGTCACTACCTATTCACTGGATAGTGCTCTTTCGTTCGACCGTCGCTATGCTGCAAAGCATCGTATGGATGTAGTTGCCAAGACCTTCACCCGCATGGCTCAAGAGATTCTCCTTAAGCAAGAGCGCACTTCTGCTACTCTTGTAATGAGCACTCTCGCTGCTGCTTCAACCAATAGCAAAGCTCACGTTCAACGCTCCAATCAGAGCGGTCGCTTCCTTCTTGCTGACCTGAACGAGCTTCTGACCCTTGCAAAGCGCATCAACACTTCTTGGACAAAAGGCACCCCTGCTGCTGGCGCTCGCGCTGGTATCTCTGACCTTCTTGTTTCTCCAGAAGTTGTTGAGCAGATTCGTGCAATGGCTTACAACCCAGTTAACACCGCTGCCGGAATCACTGCCGCTGGTGGCACTGGTTCAACTGTTGGTATTCCTGCCACTGACGAAATGCGCTCTGCTATCTACGGTAGCGCTGGTATCCCCAGCTTCTACGGTGTAAGCATCCTTGAGTTCAATGAAATGGGCAAAGGCCAGAAGTTCAACACTATCTTCGATACTGCTGCTGCTTCAACCGCTTACACTACTGCCGCTGGTGGTAGCAGTGGCGCATTCGATGGCGCTGCTGAGGAAATTCTTGTTGGTATCGACCGCAGCCGCGACTCACTTCTCCGTGTTGTCGCTACTGACCCAGATTCCAACGCTGAGTTCACCCTCGTCGCTGATGATCAATACAGCATCCGTCAGAACAAGATCGGTTACTTCGGCTCCCTTGAGGAAGGCCGCGTAATCCTCGACGTTCGTGCGCTTGTTGGTAAGATCGTCTGATAAGCTCTCATAAGCTTCGAAACCCGCCCCCAAAAAGGGCGGGTTTTTTATTCTCTATAGTCTGGAAAAGTGTAAATACTACATTACCATCTAGTATGGAAATCTCTACTGGAAAAACAAACGAAGGCAATGGTGGTCTTTTTGAACAAATCGAAAAAATTGCAGATAAAAATTCACCAGAATACCGCTCTAAAATCAGAGAGCTTGAGACGGCATTAGGAATCAAAGAAGTTAATCGTTTTGGCACCGCTAATCGCACAATTTTTGAAGAAAATATCAATGAGCTAGGAATCATTGAGCTTCAAGCTTATGCAAGAAAGATGAAAGTAGATTCATCTGGAAGCATGGCGGCGATTAGAACTCGCTTGCTCAAGCAATTCGATACTCAAAATGGACAAAGTAGAGGACATTTTTCTCCTCAACCTCAAACAAAAGAGATGTTCACAAAAGAGCAAAAAGAACAACTCGGAAAAATTTTAAATGGCTAATTTATTCGACATCGCTAGTGGCATCTTTTTTTACGAATTTGATGCCGATACAAATGAAGTAAATTTGAGTTCAATTTCTGGCTGGCTTCGCGCAAACGTTGGCGAGCTTAATAATCTTATTTACTCTGATTTATCTGGTGATGGCGACTTTAATCAAGAGCAGCAAAATATTTTTAAGCACCTTTATCTTTCGCAGTATTATAAAAAGAAATCGCGCAATGCGATTAAAACGATTGCCTCATCTTCAACAAATGCGATTATTTCTGTAAGCGACGAGGACAGTTCTGTTTCTTTCGTAAACAGCAATGAAGTAAGCAAAACATTTAGACAGTTATCAAAAGATCATATTGAAGAATTAAATAAACTTGTCTATGCTTATAATATGTATCAGGCAAAGCCCGTTCAAACTGTCGCAAAAAGCGGATTAACTGATATTTTGTTTCTTACTGGTACTGGTTATTATACTGCTGGATACCAAGGTTAAAAAAACAATTAAATTTAACTGTGAAAGCGCATCTTTATGGTGCGCTTTTTGTGTAAATTCATAGAAGGCCGCGCCATGTCTGCTTCTACCTACAATATTTCCATAGAAAGAAACGTAGATTTCTGTTTAGTCTTGACGCTAAAGAATGACACAGGAACTGCAATTGACGTTACAAATGCAACAATTGATTCAGAAATAAAGCAAGACTATTACTTGCCCACAATACAAACTTTTACAGTTACAAAAGTAACTCCAGCTTCTGGTCTTATCAAATTAACTTTAACTGCCGCACAAACTGCCCTACTGCATCCTGGTCCATTGAAGTATGATGTTCTTGTGAAGTATGCTGATGGAACAATTCAAAAAATATTAAAAGGCGTAGTGGCAGTAGACACTAACATCTCAACACTGTCATAATATGCCAGACGTAACTGTAGAAGTTATAGTTTCAGGAGTTTGTGGCGCGGTTGAAATTGTTGAAACTTCAACTGGAGTTTGTCCGCCTACAGAAATTATTGAGGTTGATCAAGTAATTGGTAATGGTAGTAGTGGAACTGCTGGAACAAGCGGAATAAACGGCACTAGCGGAACAAATGGAACAAGTGGTTCTTCAGGTTCAACTGGTTCTAGCGGCTCAAGTGGAACGAGCGCGACCAGTGGCTCGTCTGGAACTTCAGGAATTGATGGTTTAGGATACGATGGATTAATTTCTTCTACTTCTACAAACCCAAATCTTGGAGAGTTTAATTTTACTACCAATCTGTCTTCTTCTGAAACTGCTTTTAAAATTGGAGACAAAGTTAAAATACAAAGCGTCCAAAATGATAGTTGGATTAATGCGACAATTACAGATTTTATAGGCTATGATTTAACGGTTTTGGCGGACGATTATTATGATGATGGAAATATTACTACTAGTTGGACGTTTGCTTTAACTGGTATTTCTGGTTCAAGTGGAATTTCAGGAACAAATGGAAGCAGCGGAACAAGTGGTACGCGAGGCACTAGTGGAACCAGCGGGGCTAATGGTAGTAGTGGAATAAATGGTACTAGTGGCACTAATGGTACTAGCGGAACAACTGGCACTAGCGGTACAGTTGGCACTAGCGGTGTAAGCGGTACACAAGGCACTAGCGGTTCGTCAGGCACTAGCGGCACAACTGGCACTAGCGGTTCGTCAGGCAGTAGCGGCACAGAAGGCACTAGCGGCACTAGCGGCACAAGCGGTACACAAGGTACTAGCGGCTCGTCAGGTACTAGCGGCACAACCGGCACCAGCGGCTCTTCTGGCACTTCAGGAAATGATGGTCTAGGTTATGATGGGTTAACGTCTCAAGATTTTATAAATGGTACTCTTGGGCCAATAAATTTTACAACTAATTTAAATAGTTTTGAAACTGCTTTTGTGGTTGGAGATAGGATTAGAGTGCAAAGCACTATAAATGGTACTCGGATCGAGGGGGTAATTAGCAGTTTTCTAAATCAGAATTTAACAGTATTATCCGATGATTACTTAGAAGAAGGAGTTAGTAATAGCTGGACATTTTCTTTAGCTGGTCGCCCAGGTTCAAGTGGAACTTCAGGGACAAGTGGAAGTAGCGGAACAAGTGGTTCGTCAGGCACCAGCGGCTCGTCAGGCACCAGCGGTGCAAATGGCACTAGCGGCACTACTGGCACTAGCGGCTCATCAGGCAGCAGCGGCACAGAAGGCACTAGCGGTACAAGCGGTACACAAGGCACTAGCGGCTCGTCAGGCACAAGCGGTGCGAATGGCACTAGCGGAACAACTGGCACCAGCGGCTCATCAGGCAGCAGCGGCACAGAAGGCACTAGCGGTAC